ATTCTCACACATCACACTAAAGGAAAAGCAAAAACAACAAGGATTTATCCGGTAAATATCGTGGGAAATCCCATGAACCAAACAAATGCGCCATCATCTCCTGTACCTTGATTGAGGAGAGTCTTAATCCAATGTGTCTCGACCGCTGCGGGTTTAAACACACCAACATTATACTGGCAAACGTCCTTATACAAAGTATACCTATGACGAGTTGGAAAAAAGTCAAAAGGCAACAATGAAGGAGCGGTGTAGTCCAGACATGGACCAATAGCGCGATTACCAGCTGTATACGCATAACTGGTAGAGCACTCATAGGGGGCATCAATATTAGTGATCATCACAATTCCCGAAGGAAAAGTGACAGTAGAATCAGAATAATGAGCCGCCCACATATGGGGTTTTAGCACACTCCCGGTGAGAGGTGCCTGTCCGTCATAACTGTGAAAATTGAAACGAACTGATCCGCGATACCCAAGATATGCAGCAGCAAAATACGAAAAAAGTGTGTTCGTATAATCGCCGTCATCATAATCGACGGAGGTGACAACAAGAGGAGCATTGATAGTACGCATACCAATGAATGTTGTCGTTGAGGCATTTGTAATGCCCACAGTTTGGTTGAGAGAGGGTGAACACTTGGATGTGATGTCCTTCACGCTTTTATAACTCTCACCCATCGTACGACTGTGCCAGGCAGAAAAATCTGTCTTAGGCCCGAACGAGATTTGACTCGCTGGAGAAAATTCAGCATTACTTACAAAGTCAGCGGAGAGCAATGTAATATCTGGAATCTCTTCCATTTCGGTAGCTTCGAGAGAATGACTGTACTGTATCGGAGCTTGTTCTTCGTAAAACTCTTCCTCTTCTTCTCCAAGCATGAGAAGAGGGGTGGGGGGAGTCTCTGTATACGCATGATACTTGATAGTTGAAATCCGTTTGGGAAGCGGAGCAGCTAAAGCAAGATTATTCGAAAACATATACAGGTTCACACGCAGACTATCAGTGGATCCGTTCGAAGTGAGGGGATTCACTATATATACGTGGAACTCACCATTACACATTGAGTTCGGAAAAGTACCTACAACCGAAGTGGCACTAATGGGGCCGACATTACCCCAAGGATACGGCTTTTTCCACGGAATGGTAATATCCGTGGTGACGTTGCCAGAAATACTAATTGTTGTATTCTGCAAGGTCTGGACCGCTTCGTCTAAATTAGGTGCACTACCTCTAATCGGATCCCACGCAACAAGAATCGTACAACGATGGAAAACCGTTGCTATGATTTCAAATCTAATCGTGATGTCACCACTCCAAAATTGAAATGGATATGTGACACCAGCGATCGGGGTAGGATCTAAATAAGTAGCACCCAAACCATTCGCCTGCACCAGCGTCGGTGTAACTGGTAACGTTGCAATTACGGCACCGACCGGATCTGCAGGCGCGATATTAAAGGTTCTGAATAACCCTGGGATGGCAACAAGCTTGGACAACTCCATCTCCTCAATCTTACCGCCACCGACGGCTGGATTAAGAGCGAGACTTTGTGTCTGAGACGCTCCCAAAACTATGGCAGTAGAGCGTCCGTCATACTGCGAATAATTGTCGACCACTCTCGTTAACGGTACCAGGGTTACATCTACTATTGGAGGTTTCGCAAAGCCCATCCACTGTAGAAAATCTCCCAAAGGTCCGGAAACAGCAGAAAACAACGAAATAGCCGGAGAAAACTCCGGTACAACTGCTGCTGCGAGGGGGCCCATTTTACCTGCGGTTCTAACAAGTGTACTAAGCATCCCTCCTTCTTTCTTCTCTCCATCAAAAGCAGAAGAAAGCAAGGTGAGACCCTCAAGTACAGGATCTTGCAAGCTCATGTAAATGCAAATACCGACGGTTGGAACTGTGGCAGTTCCAGAAATGAGAGTATTGAAGTTATGAATCGTGAGCCTGTAAGAACCGTAATTGGTGTCCTTCATTGACCAAAAACCAGTTGGCGTACAAATTGGAAGATCCAACTCATAAGTGGCTGTCTTTGAAGGGTCAATCACGATATGCGGCAAAATCTTGGCATTAACTTTACTCGAACCGAGCAAATCATGCGTTGAAGTGGCATATCCTGTTAGATAAACAGATGGTTCAGCTGTCAACACAATTTGCCCACCGGCAAATGGTTGACCTTGGATCACCGCCTTAAGCTTAAGAGTAGCATGAGCATACGAAAAATTGGATAGCTTCGGACCAAGCTGGTTCGAGTTAGCTAACGCCAAATAATCTTTGAAAAGGTCTGTGGACACAGTAGTCGTTACCGATGCTGCAGTCCACGTGAAGTGAGAGAGCTTCAGGGGGTGATTGACGAAATTCCTGAAATCTGAATTCGTCGAATTTCCGGGCGTCGGCCGGAAATGTGTGTCAATTTGTTGAAAAGAGTCTGATTCAACAACTTGAGCATTGTCTCCTATTTTAACAGCGGAAGTCACTGTTTCATTTGTATTAAAGTCGGCGGGTGTGAATAATACCAGCAACCTACACCTAGAAAGTTGCTTACTTGTTCTCTTATTAATTTTACCGAATCCATGGTAGTGCTTGGCTCTCAAAAGAGAACAAAAATCTAGCACAAAAACACTCTGCATATTATTCGGGGTTCTTTCGCTTCCCAGCGTAGTTTTGGGTCTTCGGACCTGATTTCCTCATAGAGCGAAAGTCCTAAACACTCCCTCAAGATACTCTTGTCTCAAGGCCTCATGTTCCAAATACTGGAAGTGTACATCATGCTTAGTTTCCAATCCCTTCAAAAGGAGCTGAAAATTAGCAAACTCATTCTTCCCGTGTAGAAACATCTCACGTTGTGCGCCCTGTGCAACCTCTGCTAGCCTTTGCAAAGGTGCCACGCCGGCTTGGCGCTTCTCAAACATCATCCCTTTATATATCGAATCCGTCTCAAGGGGAGCAACGTACCCTTGTAGATCCTTAGAAAATTTGAACTTTCGTTTCACAAACGTCAGTTCAGAGAAAGGTATTTGAGATCTAATCTTGCCACTCTTGTCTGCAGCAGTCGCCTTATATCCTAACTCTTCCATAATAGGCACTATAGCCAACAAATGGAATTGTCCGATGCGCCCATCCGAAACACTTGACACATTGTCATCTCCGACCGTTCCTAATTTTACGTGTCTGAGAAAATCCTGCAAGTTTCCGGTAATGCGCAAATAAGCAACTCTGAACAAACTTGAATTCGCTACGCTATTGAAAATCAACGTCATAATGAATCCGCTTGGCATTCCTTTGTGCTTCAGAAAAACATCCTGCTTATACTTAACAATCTGCGTATCAAACGAACGGATCATCACGTATATGCACGTAGCAGGTTCTTTTTCGTACCCCAAACGCAAGCTCAACAAGTAGAAGATAATGCCAACCATGTAGAAGATTTTCTTCGAATGTGAAGTATCGAACGAGCTAAAATCTACATCGAAGAAGTTGGACATCTCTCTCAATCTATTAGCTAAACTATTCCATTGCGAGGAGCCAGCATTCATACCACCATACGATTCAGAAAGCTCAGGGTGTTGCAAAAGATAAGTTAGCAAAGGCATGACCAACATTCGAAAATATATATTCCATGCAAAGCACAGGACACAAAATAATCGAATTTTCGCCAATTCCAACTTGTCCAAAGTCCGAATCTCATCCTTAAACACCATCTCAACCGGGGGGACCACCGTCTTCTGATCAATCATCTGCTTGTGCAACCAATTTACCTTTTCAACAACTTCTTGGCTGAAAACGTACAACTGTTTCTCATCTGAAAAATCAAACAAATCGTACTTGGTCTTATAGCCGCAACGCTTCAGGTAATACCCGCATGATGTCTTAAAGTCAATTCTATCAATGCCTAACGCTGAATTGCCAAAAATGGCCTCCTCAAACGTCGTAGGTGACAAAGAAAACTTTCCCTTGACTACGTCAGCAGGGGCTGCTGTATCGACGTAATGTTTTGCCACGGCCCAAATTTCACTCTCAGTAAGATTACACGTCAAATTGACATTCTTAAAGGTATTCGTGAAAGAGGAATGGTACTCACCATCGACAACAACACTTGTCTTATTGGGAACACCGTAGGGAGCTTTAAGCAAAGGAGCCATATCATCATAAAGAATTGTCTTCCGGAAATCCGAGACAAACTTCTGAGATGGTCCAGGCATTGTACCTACGGCTTGAAGATAGGGTGACGGAACATTCCTCAATTCAGACTTGACAGATAACTCTTCAGTAACACCAAATTCATCAAGCAAAACCGTGTTCTCAATGAAAGGGAGTGGATCGGCCGTCATCATTTTGTCGAACCATTCCTGTGAAAGGAGAGAGCAGCCAACTATCGATGAAGATATCAATGATCCTTCCTTACCGAAAGCTACAGCCCCGACGATGAACCAACCACCGTCTACTTTTCCTAACACAGGAGTACTACACATGCCTTCCACCATCTCTTCCTTCCAATAGAGACCGTGATATTTCTTCTTATCATAAGAAGCAAAAATCACCGGATGAGCATTAGCTCTCACTCCTGGAAAGTACTGGGTCTCAATACGTTCAATCTCCAACATAGCGTTGACTTGACGCTTCGGAAACCATTTGAACAGACTTTTCGGCACGATGCTAAAGAAGTGGCGGAACAAATAAAATTCACAAGAATCATCACCTCTGAGATCCTTGCGCTCATATCTATTTGTCTCCCCGTTGAGTGTCATGAAGAACTCATCTCCACGTGACACTCCCTGCTTGTCCATCAGGTAATGTTTATTAAACAATCCCCATTCTGGACTAACTATGAGAATCAAACAATTAGAGTTCTTCTTTCCACCAACTTCCAAAACAACTTTGAGCAAATTCTGCTTAGCCACGCGAGCAATATCCTCGGAATGCACACCGACTGTCTGCAAATCTACCCTAGAAATATCAGCGGAAGCTTTCGACCATTCGCGGGCTTTTTCTTGAGGAAAATTCATCTCTTTACGGTAATTGACGACTTGCATGGAAGCAGGATCCACCTCAGATGCATAAATCGGAGGAGCCAACATAGTCTCATCTTTCTTATACATCTTATAGATTCCCAATGCCGCCGTAGCCGCCAGAATGTACTTATAATAATCCTTAAGAAATCTCTTGATTCTAACCATCAACTTCTTCGCCTGGAATATATAATACGTTCTGACCAATCCTCGCACATGCTTAAGTTGTTCCATAGAAAATTGCGCGAAGGAAGACATTATGGCAACGTCTTCAACTCGCACTCTACACCTATGTACCATTCTTTCCCACTCGAAAGCGAAATATTGCGCCACTATGGTTCCTACAAAAGTCGAGTACAACATCATGGCACCCAACAAAAATAGAAAAACAGCTAGTTGCAACCAATTGGCGTAACGCGTAACTAAAGCAATGGTAAAAACGGCTACAGACCATCTCATATAGTCCATATGCGTTTCGAACACCGCCATAGTGAAAGGATGCTCACCGACGTCAAAGTACTTGAAACGATTACTAGTTGGCAAAGAGCAATCCCCTGTGATGAATCTAAAAGCTCCATCATGCGGGGACTGGTCATCCCATGGACACGACTCTTCCCTCACAGGAAAAATGTGTGCCTTAATGGGAATACCACACGAGCATTTTTCTGAACCCTCATGAAAATCGTTAAAACTCTTGAGATTAAACTCACGATCTTTATCAACTATTCGCTGAAAGTACATCAAAAACTCGGGCCAACCGAAGCGCGTTTGTGACTCCGTGAACGTAACAAAATTATCTGCACAGTTCACCTCGTAACGAGTGAATCTCCAAGCTGCATTGCGCTGAGGCTGAGATAAAGCTGCCATCTTAGCATACTTCATCGGAGCACCTTTTGCATCTACAACTGATACATCAACGATCACTCCTCCTTCCAAACGCCTTTGCAATTTTTCGGTCTCACCACCAAAACGTAAATTGCGGTGATTCAAAGTCACAAAGAAGTACTTCACTTCAGAAAATACTTTTTCTTTGTCCTCAACGGAGGCCTGCCTGAATGTCAATGGATAAACGTCGCAAATACGTTGAATAGTAATTTCGAAGGGCTCCATATCATTCTTCTGATCTTCAGTGTATAATGCTGGAAAATCGTTACATACGATAAATCTAGTATCAGCACTGGCACCAGCTGCAGGAAACTTATCTCTCGTCAAATTGAGAATATCACCAGGTCTCCGTGGAACGTTGTCTCTCACTGCAGTATGATCTATCAACATCTTCACAACAGTGGTTTTTCCTCCTCCAGGACCTCCTAACAATATTACTACTGAAGGAGGCATTCTCGGCTTTTGGTTCTTCATGAAACTATCCTGGCTACGAATGTATTGGTTGAGATCGTTAAGATACTTCACCACCTGCGGCGAATTGTCTCTCTTAATATCAACCAACTTACGACGCGAGATCAGTTCTCTAGCTCTAGCAATGTTGCTGATGATTTCTTCCTCAGATTTGAGAGTTGAACAATCATACAACAGCTCCTCAGCATCAGTCAGAAAAGCGGCATCTCTGGGCATATCAAAAAATGCCATGAAATCACGATGCTCTACGATTCTCATCAATCCATCATAAAAGCCCTTGAGACCCATAGTCACCAATGTAGCCATCTCACCCGTTTCACTAAAAGTATCCCAAGCTATGTTCTTCACAACATAAGCAATGGGTCTCATAGATTGAAACCACTGTGAACCGCATATGAGCATGATCAACGACATGACCCTCACAAACGTAGGAGACTTCTTCAATCTCACCGGCAACCATTGATAAATGAAATCATATCGTATACTCTTGTCTCTGCTATCAGGTTCATCTTCATGTTCCAACATGATTACATCCGTTTGAACCATCGATCCCTGAGGAGGACTGAATTTAATAGCATACAAGAAAAACTCAGACATCATCTCTTCCAACGAATCGGTATTGATAATGTTGAGCAAATTCTGAATGCGCTCAGCTCTCATTGTAAACGACAAAGTCATTCCCATCCAATCTTTGTTGACTGCTTTCCGCACCAAATCAGCGACAAATGCGATTTCTTCAGCCGACTTAACAACTGTATAATCAACACCTCCACTAATCGGAGCATCTGCTAACAATGCGGCGTTGTTCCATATATAATGTATAGGAACTCTCAAATACCAAGGTAGAGAAGCCAAAATCAAATGCATTATAGCAGGCAAGAGCACAGCCCACAAACCAAGGTGCAACCTACCGAGTGATTCCATCAGTATAATGTGGTGCACTCCATAAAGCTCATTCAAGATTTCTTCACAAATGATGTAAAACAAACCTGCAACATTAAACTCCGGATAAGCGGCGTGGAAATGAGTCCACATAGAAATAAATGATAACACAGTGATGTGGTACATTAAATCAGTGAAGTCTCCAAAGTAGCAAAACAGGAGCAATGAAATAAGAATTTCATGAGTATGGATGGCATGGTAAACTCCCGCCGAAATTCGACTCACCAATATAGGTGAGAAGAAAGCAACGCAAATCTCACGGGCTTCTTGATCGAAAATTCCTTTCATAGAAACATTCCGAAAGCGATAATTATCGCGACGAAGCAGCGCTAAAGTGCGTCTAGCGGTTTTAGGATCACAATACACCGGAAATGGCAATCGAACACCATCAATATAGGTAGTACCTTTCGCACGCAACTCCTTGCGTTGGCGAAAAATAAAATCATTGATGATTCCAATATTCATAACACGTTGATGATCCAGGACATTGAACTCGGCAGTCTCTTCGCGATTGCGACGGCGAAAAGTCTTGCCACACACCAAATCTATAGTAGGACCAATGAACAGCATAGCTGCCGCGGTCAAACAAATGGCGGGATCAATTACATAAACATACAAATTGATGATCAAATATTGGGGCAAATCACGTTGCAAAAATCTCTCAATGCAAAAAGCTACGATAGCCCACAACGCATCAAA